GTATAATGTCAAATTTAATTAAAACATCAGGAAGTACAAGTAAATCTGTTGCAACAAGAAACACTAATTTCAAAATTGGTGTAAATGGTAGCAGTGATTATGGTCCAACAAACGTAACAGGATTTTATAAAGGTATAACACCCCCATCTGGTGGTTATACAATATATGTTCATAAAGACAGTGGAGGACCAAGTATTCATGTTGCCAACAACGATACTCAATGTATTTTCTTTTTACAATCTTTTGGGGCAACTGGTAGTACAATTAATGAAGTTTTAAATTGGTCTACGGGTAGAACGGATATGTGGGTTCAAACTGCAGTTTTAACATCAGGAGATTTGGATGCAACGGGATACACAAATACTGCTGAAATATATTATGATCCAGGTGATGCATCATCGTATGCTGGAACGGGAACAGTATTAACAAATATTGGAACAGATGGTAACGTCTCAGGGACCAGTGGTACATTGAGCGGTGTTGCATATGAAAGTGCAACGGCCCAAGGTGTCTTTAATTTCGATGGTGGTACTGATACAATTTCATTTAATAGTTATAATTTTGGAAATACAATTACAACAACGGCTTGGGTTTATCCAAGAAATGAATATAGCATAAATACTTTGATGTCCAATTGCGGTCCCAGCACTGCAACAAACGGATTCAAAATGGCTTGGAATAATTTTGTAACAACAAATCTGACAATGAATTTTGAAGCAGGTAATGGTAGTTCGGGTGGAGTCCAATCAACGGCAATAAATACAATTACTGAAAATCAGTGGCAACATATTGCATATGTTTTTGATAAAACAAATAGAACTATTAAGTTTTACAAGAATGGTACCGAAATTGCAACTGAAAGTGGAGGAACACCAGTAGCGAATATAGGAACCAACCAAACTTGGTGGATTGGGTCAATTGGGGGAAATGGATTTCAAATGAATGCCAATTTGGGTCAATTTAGAATTTACAAATCATTAAGAAGTACATCTGATATTTTGGATGAATATGATAATACAAAATCAAGATACGGTCTTTAATTTTTTTATTTAGAATTTTTTATTTATATTATAGTACAAGACAAATTGTGGTGTAACTCCACAAGCAAATGTGTCACTTAAAAAAAATATAAATGAAAGAGGTTATTTCTCAGGAAATTATCGAAAATTTCCTTAATGGTTGGGACGATGAAAAGTATATCGTCGGAGTAGAATACGATTACCCAACAAACACAATCTACAAAATTATTCAGGACCCTGAACAGGGTAAAATCATTAAAAAAGATTCATTTACACCATTTTTATGGGTTGGTGATTTATCGGGTTTGAATTTTTATAGGAATTCCAAATCAGAACAAAAAAGAGCAATGTCTACACATGGTATTGTAATTGAAAAATTACAAACCTATGGTAATGAAAGGCTTGAAGGTGGTTTGAAGTATTTGGTAAAAAGTATAAAAAGTTATACCAACCTAACAAGTTTCTTTAGAGAAGGTGGAATCGATCCGTGGAATGAAAATTTTAGACAATATTTTCAGGTTCTATCACCTGTTGAACAATATCTAATTGATAAAAAGAAAAGATTATTTAAGGGTATTGATGATTATGGTGGTGTTCATCGATTTGTATTCGATATTGAGACCACAGGTCTTGAAGCCGATAAAGATAAAATTATCTTGATTGGAGTTAAGGACAATCGTGGTTTACAAAAAACAATTGCGGCGTTTGGTGAAGACGGCGAAAAAAAATGTATTGAGGAATTTTTCTTAACAATTAGAGAAGTGAAACCAACAATTATTGGTGGTTATAACTCAGCTTTTTTCGATTGGCCTTTTATTTTAAAAAGAGCACAAATTTTAGATGTTGATACTCAGGGTTTGACGGGAATATATACCTCAAAAGGAATAACAGAAAAAGAAGGTATATTAAAACTAGCAAATGAGGTTGAACCATATACACAACATGTTATTTGGGGTTTTAACATTATTGATATTGCACACGCGGTTCGTAGAGCACAGGCAATCAATAGTGAAATTAAGTCTTGGGGTTTGAAATATATTACACAATATTTGGAAAAAGAAAAACCTAATCGTGTGTACGTGGATGGTGCTTGGATTTCTAAAATATATCTTGATAACGAAAGTTATTATATTAATCCTAAAACAGGAAAATATAAAAAAATAGGGGAGCCTGGTACAGAAAATATTTTACAAAAATATCCTGGTAAATATGAAATATGGACCGGTAGAAAAATTATTGAACAATATCTTGATGATGACTTAACTGAAACTATGGTTGTTGATGATTCATTTTCACAATCAACTTTTTTACTTTCTAAATTAGTTCCTACTACGTATGAAAGAATCGCAACAATGGGTACAGCAACATTGTGGAAAATAATTATGTTGGCTTGGAGTTATGAAAATAATTTGGCCGTACCCTGTAAAGATGAGAAACGTGCAATTACTGGTGGTTTATCAAGATTACTAAATGTTGGGTACTCAAAGAACATTGTTAAATTTGACTATGCATCTCTATACCCATCAATTCAACTTGTATATGATGTGTTCCCTGAATGTGATGTTATGGGAGTGCAAAAATCAATGTTAAAGTATTTCCGTAATATTCGTATCAAATATAAAAGACTTGCTGGTGAATTGGTAAAAATCAATCCTGTTGAGGCGGAAATGTATGACCGTAAACAATTACCAATTAAAATTTTCATTAACGCTTATTTCGGTTCATTGTCGGCACCACAAGTATTTCCGTGGGGTGATATGAATATGGGTGAAACAATTACTTGTGTTGGTCGTCAATGTTTACGAATGATGATTATGTTCTTTATGAAGAAAGGTTATAAACCTCTTGTGATGGACACGGATGGTGTTAACTTTGAAACGCCCGAAACAATTAATGAACACAAATATATCGGTAAAGGTTTAAATGAATTAGTTGATGATGGTAAGGAGTATATTGGTATTGAAGCGGATACGGCGGAGTTTAATGACATTTTTATGAGAAATGAAATGGGGTTAGATATTGATTATACTGCACCGGCATGTATCAACGTATCTCGTAAGAATTACATCATCAAATTATTAAAGAAGGGTATAGAGAAAATTAAGTTGACAGGCAATACAATCAAGTCTAAAAAACTACAACAATACATTGTTGAGTTTTTGGATGAGGGTTTAAAAATGTTATTAAATGGTGATGGTGTGGGATTTGTTGATTTGTATTATGATTATGTGACTAAGATTTTCAATAAAGAAATTCCATTGTCAAAAATTGCAAATAAGGCAAGAGTTAAACAATCCGTTGATGAGTATAGAAAACATATTAAAAAAGTAACTAAAGCTGGTTCATTGATGTCAAGACAGGCTCATATGGAACTTGTTATGTTAAATGATTATCCTGCTGGTTTAGGTGAAACAATTTATTATGTTAACAACGGATTAAAAAAATCTTCTGGTGATGTACAAAAGGTTTCAAAACCAACAAAAAAACAACAAGAAGAATTTCAACAAAAACATGGGTATCCAATACCTCCTGATTTTATTGAAGTGAATTGTTATATGATTTCAGAAAAAGAAATTCAAGACAATCCAAATATGACAGGAGATTACAATGTACCAAGATATTTGTCGACATTCAATAAAAGAATAGAACCATTACTTTGTGTATTCAAACCTGAAATTAGAGAAGATATATTAGTAGAAGACCCCAATCAAAGACAGTATTTCACAAAATTACAATGTGAATTGGTTAGTGGATTTCCTTTAAAAGAAGATGGTCAGGATAAGTTTGATGAAGTGATGACTTTATCTGATAGTGAAGTTTTATTTTGGAATCGTGTAAATCGTGATCCTTTTTTTATGTACGTTGAAGATAGTTTATCACTAGTTGACCAATACTGGGTAGACTACAATAGAAAGGTTGTAAAACTACAGGCAAATAGTATAAAAAGTAATGAGGATGAAATCATTGAGAACAGTGCTCATGATTATGCATATCATGCAGTAGAATCTTAAATTACATTAAATGGTGATTGCATCGGTCTAAACTTCAATGATTTATTAAGATTTTCCGCCTCGGCACCTTTTCTTTCGAGAAGTTTGTCGGGGCGAAGTCTTTCGAGTCTTTGCATTAACTCTTCAACTAACTTCGTTCTTTCGTCTTTTGCTTCAGTTAATAATGAACTATAATCAAGTTTCACTGAACTATCAGGAACTTGTAAATCACCTGAAAACTTACCCCATATTCTAGCTAAACCTTCTTTAGAATATGCTATTAGATATTTTCTAACCCAATTTTGTGCGGGTTTATTTAAAACATCCCAAGTCAGTGGGGTTGTTTCAACATCTGATGGTAATTTAACAACGTCCGCATTTTCATCTAAACATGTATCTCTATCTGTGGTATCATAATACCAATACCAAACTCTATAATTGTTTCTCAAATTAGAGAAATCAAATCTACCACCAGGTACGTTATGTAAGTGAACAAGTTTTGTTCCGTTAGGACCTGCAGTGATTCTATATGTAACATCCCCTCCAATTAATCTATTTTTAATATTTCTATCTTGCATTCTTAAAAGTAGGTCATATGCGGGTAACATGAAATAAGAACCCGAAGTACCAACTTGTGCAAAACCACCAACACCACCGAAACCAACACCACCAAGACCACCGAAACCACCTAAGAATGGATCCACAATTGAATCCGTTAATTCTGCTCTTTGAAACCAAAGAAGTTCGTTTATTTCTCTACCGGCGGGTATTACATATGTTTGTGTGTTACCCGATAATTCAAAATAATCCTTTTTTAATTCCCAATTTCCACCTGTCTGTAAACCAACAATTTTAGAATAAGAGTGTGTGTATTGTGTTTCGTATTCTAAACTTCTTGTTGTAAATGCTCGTGTTAAAGATTGTGTATCAACATCAAGTCCCGCTAAAGCCGACCACTGAGATTCTATTAACCAATCACTCACGTATTGTTCATATTCGGATATAGATAGTTCCATAAATGTATCCATCTGCTCCTCGGTAAGTTCAATTCCACGAACGGGCATACCCAATAAATGAAACACCTGTGTATATAATTTCTCCTTTTCGGGTTGTGATATTACTGTTATTGACATAGTTTTTTGGTATATTCCTATAAATACTTTATATTTGTATTATGGAAATACTAAATTCAGATATTAGAAATCATAGATATGACCATTTCAAAAGTCTTCTATCTGGTGATTTTAAAAAAAAATATAAAGAAAAATGTAATATAGTTTTTGAAAAAAAAGGTAGAGAATTGGGTATATGGGGTTATTGGCGTAAAAATGGAATGTATGGAATTCTAGATTTTTTCAACGAAGTTCCCGTTTCTTGGTGTTGGAGAAATACACCGAATACACACCCTTATTGTTTTCATGATTTTTACTATCTATACTATCAAAAAACAGGAGTAGAGTTGGATTTTAATGATAGAGATAAGTGGGATGAAAATTTAGAATTATTATTTGATTTTGTTGAAGGAAATTTCGAATTATTTTTTACTACCAATATTGAAACAAAGTATTTTTATCATTTTTGGTTTAGGTGTAACAAATCTTGGACATTAGGACAAATTACAATTATTTGTTTAATGTATAAAATTAGAACCATTTTTAATGAACACAAAATTGTAAAAATGGATTTTGCATTACAACGAGGAGATATAAATGATTTTAAAGGTATTGATGTTATAATTGAATTAGAAACAAAAGAAAAAATTAAAATACAAGTAAAGAGTGGTAAAGTAATTCGTGAAGATGAAAGTGGATATCTTGTATCGGGATCGGTAAACGATTTAAAAGCGGATGTGGATTATTGGTGTTATGTTGATATTAAATTAAACGAAACTGAAATTATTTTATTTCAAAACCTCAATAGATATATTAATAGGGAAGGACAAAATATATTTTTCAAAAAAGAAATCACTCACCCTGTAAGAATAAAAGAAAAAATTATGGTACCAGAAAAATTAGAAGAAATTGCAACATTTTGTTTTGATAGAAAAGTATTAATTGAAATTGAACACATTCCCGATGGTTCTAATGAGGTTATAATACAAAAAGAACCTGAGAAAATGATTAATATTAGAATTTCAGATTTTAAAGATGAAAATCTTATAGTTTTATTGAAAGAAAAATTTGATGAATTAAAGCAAGTGTTTAATTAAATCTTGACCGAACGATTCCGAGAATTCTCCATCTCCCATTACTTGGTCAATAATCCCTTTCTTCTTCTGTAATATATTATAGATAACTTTTTCTATTGTATTCTCAAATACGGGATAATACACAAGTACACTATTCTTTTGCCCATAACGATACGCTCTATCCTCTCCTTGTGAGTGATCAGCAGGAACAAATGAAAGGTCATTCATAATAACCACTTCAGCTGCGGTCAATGTAATACCAACACCAGCAGCTTTAATATTACCAATGAATACCTTTACTTTATCTTCATTTTGAAATCTATCAACAGATTCTTGTCTTCTGTCTTTAGACATACGACCATCTAAAACAACAGAATTCTTTTTGTATTTCTCATGTAACATATCAAGAGTCATTGTAAAGTTTGTTAATACAATAACCTTCTTACCTTGTTCAAGACATTTGTCAATCAATTCACATGTATAAGGAATTTTTTCATAAGAAATTAATTGTCTTACTTTCATAAGACGATTAAGAGTAATACTAATTGTATCCTCCTCTTTCTTTTCTTTACTGATTCTTACAAATTCTTCCAACTCATCATCATACATTTTACTACTCAATTCAAGAAAGACGGGAGTTACAATTTTTTCTGGTAAATCTAGAATGTCGGTTTTCATTCTACGAAGAACAACGTTCTTAGTTAGTTCTCGTAATTCATCCAAATTACTTGCACCACTTGTGTTCCAAACTTTTCTATTACCAACCCTGAATTGAAATCCTTTACAATATCTTCTTACATATGTTTGCCAATTCAAGGTAAGAGGTGAATCAACAATCTTTAATAAATTAAAATAGTTTATTGGTCTTGATGTCATTGGTGTTCCGGTTAATAACCAAACCTTAGGAATCTTTTCTAAAACATCATTCAATAATCTTGTTCTTTGTGCTGTGTTGTTTGAAATGTAATGAGCTTCATCTACGATTGCCAACTCAAAACCGGCATTAACCAATAATTTATAATCATCACTATCCTCACTTTTATCTGTGGTGTGATAGTTCTTAATAATATCATAATTAATAATATAGAAATCAAAAGTAGAGCCCCATTTACGTCCTTCGACAATTAATACTTTTCTATCTGAATAGTTTTTTATTTCCCTTTCCCAATTTATTTTTAGAGATGCAGGACACACTATAAGTATTTTTTTTGCACCACTTTCTAACGCACCAATTACCGCCGATGTGGTTTTTCCCAGCCCCATATCATCGGCTAAAATATATTTATCGTTTGCTAATAGTTTTTCAATTGCTATTTTTTGATGATTCATTGGAGGTCTTGTTGAATAGACCGAATAATCAATAATCCTACTTAGTTTTTTTTCTGGTTGAATTACCGCCGCTTTTGGTAACCAAAATGCGGATAGTTTATCGGAATCTAAAATTTTACCCCAAATGTGATATGCTTTATCAGATTCACACAATAGTTTCTCACACCATATTTTGTCGGGTATGGAGGTTAAAAGTTTCTCATCCATTAGTTTTTCACCAAAATTGGAAACAATACTAATATATTTTTTAGCAATTTTAGGAGTGGTGTCCTTATATTTTAAAACATACTCAGATTGTGGTCTTGTTAGTTTAAAGTTTTTTACTTCAACAAATCTCCTTTTCCATTCCAATAATTGATTATTAGAACCTTCATATGTTAATAAAACATCTCTTGCTTCAATTTCAGGTATAATCATACTATCCATTATTACAAATATAAATAATTAGATTATAATATTAAACTATTTATAAGGATATGAACAATAAACTACCAATCACCAGATTGTCTAAATTCTTCTCACAAGAAGATTTTGACATCAACATACAAATGGGTCAAGAGTATCTTCATGGTGACTTGAATATGAAATTTGTTTTATATCGAGTTGATAGGACAAAAACTGATACCGACTCAATATATGCTGAAGTTGGTAAAGACGAAATTAAATTTTTCCCTCCAATTGAAATTAATGGATTGGTTCAAATTGCTGAAGCAAAGAATGCATCTTATAAAACCGGTGTCGCAAGATATTTGGAAGCCGGTAATCTTACAATAAGAATTTATTTAAGTCATTTAGATGAATTAGGTGTACAAATTAGATACGGTGATTTTGTTGGTTATGCTGAAAGTGAAGAAAGATTACGTTTCTATCAAGTAACCAATGACGGTAGAATACAAGCTGACAATAAACATAAAATGTTTGGATATAAGCCACATTATCTGACAATAGAGTGTGCTCCTGTCCAAGAATCAGAATTTAGAGGAATATAAAATGGGTATCCCAAAAAGAAAAAACGACATAGAAGTTTACGGAAACAAGGAATACTACCAAGGTCAAAAAATTCTTGAGAGAAGACAAGAGTTATTAGATAGAATCACTAAATCCGATTCTTATTTACCTGATTCTGTCCTACATGATGATTTAGATGGGGGAATGTTGGACTTTGTCAAGAAGAACTTCAAAATAGTGACAGACGGTGAGATGATTCCCGTTATTCCTAAAATTATGACTATACAAAGATGGGGGGAATTCACAAATAATTGGCAGTTTACAGACGATGATGGAAATATAAAACTTCCATTTATTGCTTTGATAAGAAAGCCCGATGCACAACCTGGAACAAATCCATCTGTTCAAAGAACAATTCCTGATAGAACTACATTCTATTATGCGTCTGTCCCAACTTGGAACGGTACACAAATGGGTGCGGACATTTATAAAATGCCACAACCTGTTGCAATTGATATATCATATGAAGTTACTATAGTTTGTACTAAATTCAGAGATTTAAATAAATTTAATAAAATTGTTTTACAAAAATTCTCCTCAAGACAATCATATACCACAGTTAAGGGTCACTATATTCCAATTGTTTTAGATGGTATTGATGATAGTACCCCTATGGAATCTTTGGATAGTCGTAGATTCTATATTCAGAATTATAAATTTACCATGTTAGGTATATTAATTGATAGTGAGGAATTTGAGGTAAAACCCGCTTTAAGTAGAATGTTTCTTATGAATGAGTTTATACAGAGTAGTAACTATCAAAAGAAATATATTAATAAAACAATAGATATAACCGTAGTAAGTTTCACTGCTGATGGTTTACAGACCGCGTTTAGTGTTGGTGAAACTATCGGTATACTTTTTAATGTTGCAATTAATGGTTTGATTCAAGAAAGAGATGTTGATTATTTTCATGTTGCGGGTACATCTAAGGTAACTTTTGTGACTCCACCATTAGAAGGTAGTGTTATTACCATAACATATTACAAAGGAAGAAATAGTGTCATAATTGATACTTACGGTAGACCTATCCAAGTATCGACCGAGTATTTTACTTACAATGGTTCAACATTATCTTTCACGGTTGTAAACGTAATAGATAGTATTGTTACATTAGATATTAATGGTCTTGTAGAAGAAGAGGGTGTGGGTTTTGAAATAACGGATCAAAGAGTGGTCACGTTACAAGGTGCACCAGTTGTGGGTTCTAAAATAGGTATTACCTATCTACATTAATCACTCACCGTACAAATCTTTTTTCTTAGGTTTACAATTTTCTTCTATTAATTTTTCTAAAAATTTATAGATTTTTATTCCTTTTTCATCACAAAACTTTTTTAACATTTCGTGATGTTTTTCACTTATTTTAACGTTTTTAACTGTGTTTTCCATACTAAAGATAAATTAAGATATTATTAGATAAATAAATATCTATTTTAAAAATATTAGGGAAATCTTTCATAAAAACAAAGATATTTATAATGTAAGTAATAAATTATTTAACCAAACATTAATCAATGGCAAGTTCAAACAGAGTTTTCGTTTCTCCTGGTGTATATACCTCAGAGAAGGATTTAACATTTGTGGCTCAAAGTGTGGGTGTAACAACACTCGGTTTAGTTGGTGAAACCTTAAAAGGTCCCGCTTTCGAACCAATTTTAATCAGCAACTTCGACGAGTTTAAAACATATTTTGGTCCATCATCACCTGTAAAGGATGGTATTGGTAATCCAAAATATGAATTACCATATGTTGCGAAATCATATTTAGAAGAATCAAATCAATTATTTGTAACAAGAGTTTTAGGTTTAACAGGTTACAAACCAGTAAAAAGTTATGGTATTAAAACCTTAGGTGGTGTTTCAATCACATTAACAGGATACACATCGACAACAGGTCTAACATTTGATCCTGTGACGGGTGGTACAATATCAGGTGAACTTTCAGGTAAAACGGCTTTTGATGGAACATCAATCACGGATTATATTGAAACAGAATTTAGTGATTTCACTACTGGTGATACAGGAACATGGTTTGTTATTGGTAAACCCGATGCAGATGATGTTGCAGCATTAACAGCATCTGATGAAGTTTTGTCACCTTTGACAGGTCAAGACAATGAAACATCTAATCATCAGAAAGAATGGTATAACGTATTTTTCAATAGTGGTGCTACAATCACAGATGTATATTCATACCTATTTGTTTGGGACGATGACCACTTTGATGTTACAAGATATGAATACAACGCGTCCTTGAATTCAGATTATCATGACGTTGTGGTGGCTGCTCTTAGATCAAGAGGTTCTTATAGTGGTCAAGCATTAAATTTAGAAGTTACGGGTTCAACTGTAAGTATTTCGGGTGATATCACAGGTAATCCTTTAGGTGAGTTTACTTTAAATGTAACAGGTTCTACAAGTGGTGCAAAATCATTCACTTGTTCATTAGACACAACATCAACAAAATTCATCACCAAAGTTTTAGGTCATGAAGTTTTTGATAAAGTAAAATCGGATTTTCCTTTATATGTACACGAAGTTTATTCGTCTCTTTTAAAATCTGCTTTTGATAAGGGTTTAATTAGAGGTTTGAGTACAACGGTTGTGGTAGAAACAGATGGTAACAACTTCTTAGGTCAGTGGGATACCACAATTTCTCCTATGGTTGTTTCTGAAGTTCGTGGTGGTGAAGTTGCAGATTTATTTGAAGTTATCACAATTTCAGATGGTGAAGCGGCAAACTTCCAAGTTAAAATAACGGTTCAAAACATCGATTTAGATAGTGGTGATTTTGATTTAATAGTTAGAGATTTCAATGATTCTGACGATAATATCGTTGTATTAGAGAAATTTACAAGATGTAATATGAATCCTGATTTACCAGGTTATGTTGCTAGAAAAGTTGGTACATCAGATGGTGAATATGAATTACGTTCAAGATACATTATGTTATCTATGGCGGATAATCACCCAACCGATGCATTTCCTGCTGGTTTCAAAGGGTTTAAAAATAACGGAACATTCGGTGGTGGAAATAAATTAGGTAGTGTTTTATACAAAACTGAATATTTTGACGCTGGCGATGTAATATCATATGAAGTAGACGGTACACCTGTTCTATCAAATGGTGACAAAGTAAGAAAGGTTTCCTTGGGTCTATCATCTCAAGTTGGTTTTGATAGAGACTTATTGAAATATAAAGGATTAGGAGCGTCAACAGAAACTTTTGGTTTCCACTTATCAACAAACGCATCTTCTATAACAGGAGTAACATTTCAGTGTACACCATATGATTTAGAAGGGTTAAGTAAAGATAAATTGGAAAACGTTTCTTTCCGTAAGTTTACTTTCGCGGTGTTTGGTGGTTGTGATGGTTGGGATATCTACAGAAATGTAAGAACTAACGGAGACGCGTTCATTTTCGGTAAAAATGTATATGTAAGTGGACATACAACCAATGGAGGTGTATTTAGTTCAAGTGTTGGTAACTCTGATTATTATGCTTACTTACAAGGTGTGGAAACATTTGCAAATCCTGAAGCGGTTGATATTAACGTATTTGCAACTCCAGGTATTAACTTCCTCGACCACAGTTCATTGGTTACTCAGGCAATCGACATGATTGAAAATGATAGAGCGGATTCACTTTATGTGATGAACTCACCTAACGTTTCAACCGCAGAAGAGGTTATTGACAATTTGGATTCAGTTTCAATTGATAGTAACTACTCAGCAACATACTGGCCTTGGATTCAAGTAAGAGATGGGGACAACGCAACTCAGTTGTATATTCCACCAACAGGGGAAGTTTTAAAGAATATCGCATTGACCGATAACGTTTCATATCCTTGGTTCGCTGTAGCGGGTTATTCAAGAGGTTTAATAAACGCGATTAAAGCATACAAAAAACTTACTCTTGATGAAAGAGATGACCTTTATAAGAACAGAATTAACCCAATTGCAACATTCTCAGACACTGGTACAATTATTTGGGGTAATAAAACCCTACAGGTTAGAGAATCTGCACTTGATAGAATCAACGTAAGAAGATTATTATTAAGAGCTAGAAAGTTAATTTCAGCGGTTGCAATTAGATTGTTATTTGAACAAAATGACGAACAAGTAAGAAATGAGTTTTTGAGATTAGTAAATCCTATTCTTGAATCAATTAAGAAAGAGAGAGGTTTATTTGACTTCCGTGTAACAGTATCAAATGATCCAGAGGATATTGATGCTAACACACTTAGAGGTAAAATTTATATCAAACCTACTCGTTCTCTTGAATTTATTGATGTTGAGTTTGTTATTACACCTACAGGTGCGTCTTTCGATAATATCTAAAGTAAAGTATATAAAAATGAAAAGGGAGTCCATTGGATTCCCTTTTTTGTTCCACATGTTCCACGCGGAACCATTTTTTATAATAATTATACTTTTATATACAATCCAGTATACTGGAACCAGATATTCTAGTATTTATTAATAAGTTAAGAAATATTCTAGAACTGGATACTGGGACTAGTAAAAAACTAATTAAAATTTTTGATAAAATCAAGTATTGAATCAATTATAGTTAAAAAAAAATATTTCTTGATTTGAATATATTTATAGGAATAAAGAATAACTAAAAACTTAACAAATACAAAATGGCAGATTTATTAATGAAAATGCCGGTTCCTTATGAACCGAAAAGACAAAACCGATTCATTGTTAGATTCCCATCATCTTTGGGTATCAATGAATGGTATGTAACATCAGCGGCTAGACCAAGTGCTAAAATCAATTCTGTGGCTATTCCCTTCTTGAATACATCGACATATGTAGCAGGAAGATTTGAATGGCAGGAAATGAGAGTAACCTTTAAAGACCCAATTGGTCCATCTGCTTCTCAAGCACTTATGGAATGGTTCCGTTTACATGCAGAATCAGTAACAGGTCGTATGGGTTATGCTGCTGGATATAAAAAAGATATCGAATTAGAAATGTTAGACCCAACAGGTGTTGTGGTTGAAAAGTGGATTCTACAAGGTACATTTATTACCGATTTAAACTTCGGTGATTTAGATTACTCAAGAGATGAAATTGCAACTATCGTTTGTTCTTTGAGAATGGATAGATGTATCCAAGTTTACTAAAATAATAAATCTGTCAAAAATAAGGTATCTCAAAAGGATACCTTTTTTTATTTTAAAACTTTACATTAAGATAGTTATTTAATATATTTTATTCTATGGAACAATTTGTAGTAGACCCAACAATTGCATATGATGTTGTAGAATTACCAAGTAGAGGTATTCATTATACAATACAAAAAAAATCTTTAAGAGTTGCATACTTAACCGCTGCTGATGAAAATATACTATCGGCACAAAACCTAATTCAAAGTAATGCTGTGGTAGATGAATTACTAAAAAGAAAAATTTTAGATAAAGATTTTAACACAGACGATTTAGTTGATGAAGATAGACAAGCCGTTTTAATCTTTTTAAGAAACACCGCGTTCGGACCTGAGTTCAACGTTTATGTAACCGACCCAAAAACAAGCGAAGCATTTACCGCGAAGGTTGATTTAAGTGAAGTTAAGTTTAAAGATTTCGGATTAACACCAAATGAAAATGGTGAATTCAAATACTTTATGGAAAAATCTAAAGTAGAAGTTACTTTTAAGTTTTTAACTAAAAAACAACAAAGAGAACTTGACGAAATAGAAAAAAGTTGGAATGGTAATGGGGTTGCACCACTTGTAACAAAAGAATTAGAAATGATGATTAAATCTGTTGCTGGCAACAGAGAAATGATGAACATACATAATTTTGTTCAAAATCTACCAATCAAGGATTCACAAGATTTCAGAAAATTTGTTAAAGAAAATAAACCATCATTAGATCTTAAAAAAACAGTAACAACCCCGTCAGGAGACACAATCCAAGTTGAAATTGGATTCGGGGTAGAATTTTTTCGCCCTTTCTACGGATTATAGTAAAGGTCAATTAGACGAAATTTTATTTTTAGTTAAAAGAGGGTTCTCATATCGAGATATCCTTCTTATGCCTGTCTATATCAGACGATATTATATTAGTTATTTGATTGAATTGGAAAATAATACCAAATAGTATTTATTGATATGAACAAACCGTTAATAGGTGATTTTATTGGTAAATTTGGAAGTGCTGACGCAGATTCTAAAGCATATATAGATGCTATGAATATGTACAATAGAAATAATAATATTTCTGGTAATTATTCAGTAACACAAAGTGAAAGTCAACAATTTTTATCTCGTTATCATAAACCGGGATCTTATGATAATAGTAGTGGAAAAGGTATGATTTCTAAAGCGGTATCTGCACAAGGATTTACAACAGGATACGGAATGATAAGTGCGGAGGCGGCAACTGAATTAATTGGTGCCGACAAAATTGCTGACGCCGCTGTATCAATAGGTAAGGCGTTATTTGGTAGTCAATCATTAAAAGATGGGTTAAAGGGTCTTTTTTCAACTGGATTATCAAATCTTTATGAAGGTATGGTAGACATCGTAAATAAAGAAGTTGAATTAAGAAATAAGTTAAATAGTCAAATTGGTATTGGAAAAGAATTATCAAGAGGGTATAGAGATAGTATTGTAAATGCATATGACGGTGTTCAAGGTATGGGATATTCATTTGATGAATTAGCTGATACCGCAATATCTGCAACTAAAGAAACGGGAAGATTTTTCACGATGAATGAATCTGTTATGGAAAATATGGCAGTAACATCGAGAGCATTCGTAGGTGACATGAAAGAAATGGCCCCAATATTAAGAAGTTTTGAACTTACGGGTATTGGAGCTGAAAAAACATTAGAAAATATTAACGCTGGTGGTAAATCTTCATTAGTATTAGGTTTAAATATTAGAAAAACAACAGAAGAGTTTCAAAAAAATATTGGAAAAATAAATCAGTATGGTTTTGAAAATGGTGTTCAGGGATTAAATAGAATGGTACAAAAATCTGTTGAATTTAGAATGAACATGCAAAATGTATTTGACATTGCAGAAAAAGTAATGTCACCTGAGAAAGCAATAGATTTGGCTGCCAATCTACAAGTATTAGGTGGAGCAATTGGTTCATTAGGTGACCCATTCCAAATGATGTATATGGCAACAAATAACGTGGAAGGATTACAAGATGCGTTAATTGGGGCGGCAGAATCTTTAGCAACATATAATTCAGAACAAGGAAAATTTGAAATATCGGGTGTTAACTTAAGAAGAGCAAGAGCCATGGCAGAAGAACTCGGGATGAGTTATCAAGACTTATCACAAATGGCAATTGCTGCGGCGGAAAGAACCTCTGCAGCACAAGATATAATTGCTTCAGGTGTTTCGGCTGATGAAAAACAAATAGAGTTTTTAACAAACTTAGCCAGAATGGGTAAAGATGGAAAAATGGTTATTGAGGTACCAACAATTTTACAAGAACGATTAGGTGAAACAATTGCATTAGAAGATTTAAATCAAACTACTGCAAATGCAATTTTAGAAAATCAAAAAGCATTTGAAAAAATGGACCCAAAAGATATTGCGTTAGAACAATTTACAGAAACACAAAAATTAGCATTAACAGTTTCAGAAATTGCCGCAATGTTAAAAGTTGAGTTTGCAAACACTTATAGAAGTATGGGTGCTGACATGGACAAATATGTTAAGCAGGCTGATGACATGTTAAAAAATTATATCAAAGGTGATAGAAGTAACACCGATATAAATGCAGAAATTGAAAGTAGAAGAAAGGAATTAAACACAAAAGTTCAAGAAAATTCGACAAAAACAAACCCAACACCACAACAACCCGCAAATGTTAACAATAACCAACAAACTAATCAAAACAATACAAATACTGACCCCAATAATAAAGGTATTACCGCGGCAGAAATGGAGAGAATTATGAGAGATGCAAGAACACAAACCAAATATGATGATAAGGGTAAAATTGTGATATCCAACAGTATAGATTCCACAAATCCAAATGGTTATTTGTATGTTGATTTATAATTAAAGATTATAGGTTAATATTTTTATAAATTATCTATTTATAGATAAAAGAACTCGATGCCAAGTTACTTAGATTTTGATTCTACTAAAAGATTTAGAGATTATGTGTTAGGTAAAACTTTGAATCAACCGAATGGTCCTCAAACGTTTAACTCGGGTAACTATTCCATTCAAAATTTGAGTGACGGTGCTAACGTCAATCCGGGTACTGTTGTGGACAATAGGACTCAAATGTTACAACTTCCACAAACAGGTAACGTTTTTAAACCCTTAGAATTTAGTGTAACTGAAAATTTAGATACTCTACCAAGAAGAGCTAATCTTAGTTTATATCCATATTTTCAATTTCAAAACCACAATTTAATAAGTGTATTTAGACAGAATAATTTAGATTCTGAGTCAGAATTGATGAAGTTCGCTGGAAAATATTTATTATCAAACAATGGTCCTGTTTTTTCAAGAATTTCACAAAATATAGAAAGACAAACAAATGGTAGACTTAGAATTGCGGACGCATTAAATGGAAGTATTTCAACCGCATCAAACATAGTAACAGGAAGAGAACCTTTGGTTGCTCCTGATTATAGTATTACTGTTGCAAAAACTTTACCGGGTAAAGTTATTGATTTCGTTCAAGTTGCTGCTGGTGTTGAATTTCCTTTTTCAGAGATACCTGGTCAATACCTTTCTGACCCTAGAAATCCTATCAATGTAAGACCAACCCCTAAAACTCAATTAGGTAAAGCGTTTCAAGATGTAACGGGTGTTTTAGGTTCATTAATTGGTATAAAGAGAAGACAATCACCAACAAGAAAACCATCTGATATAATGATTGAATATCTTGGGGGAGGTCAAAAAAATGTTCTTTATGATTTATTATCATATTCAAAATACGCACCGAATTACACAACTACCGCTAGATCACAAAATACATCAAAGATTTTTAACTTTGTTGATAATGTTGCTCAAGGGGTAAAAAATTTATTAGGGGTTGAGGCACCAAGAGGTGAGGCATATATTGGAGACGACAGAGGAAATGACGTAAAATATGCAATGAATGATTTTAACGACAGACCTGTTAGAAGTAATTATTTTTTAAGTTTGATGTTTGACCCCATTCAAGCGGAGTTGTTTCAAAGAAAAAGAAATTATTCTGAAGGTGGTTCGATTACAGGTAAATTAACTTGGATTAGTAGAAATTCAAGAAATGAACTAGGTGTTAATAACGCTGAATGGGGTAACCAACAATCTGATTTCGACAATTCAACATCAACAAGTTTTGATTTCAGAGAAGATTCAATTTTAGGATATACACAAGAATTATTAGATACTTTACCAACGAATGGTGGGGAAGCTCGTTCACATGTTGCAAACGTAATCGACCAAACAAGTAGAATTTTCAGAGAAGGTGATGTTTTATTAAGTAGAGGTTCCGCGGTCAAATACGTAGATAAATTTGGTGAAGAAAGTGGTGTAGAATATTGTAGAGTTTGGACAAAAGATAGATCCTATTTGAATTATTCAGATACAATGAAAAGGGGTCAAAATGTACGAAAGTATGATGACAGTATTTTAGATAGACCTTGGAATCTTAATATTGCACCAATTTCTAACGGTGGAAAAGATTTTACAGAGTCTACGAACATAAAACCAAGAGGAGACGGATTCTACGCAAAAAAATACATGTTCTCAATTGAGAACCTTGCGTGGAAAACATCAAACACACCAGGTTTTACTGTTAATGATTTACCATATTGTGAAAGAGGAAATAATGGAGGTAGGGTTATGTGGTTTCCACCATATGATTTAAAAGTATCAGAACAAAATACTGCTAGATGGGAAAGTAACACTTTTTTAGGTCGCCCAGAACCAATTTACACATATCAAAATACAGAGAGAAGTGGACAGGTATCTTTTAAAGTGGTTGTTGACCACCCAAGTGTATTAAATCTTTTAGTAAGAGAACATTTTAAAGGAATGTCAGACGAAGAGTCCGAAAATTATATAAATGCATTTTTTGCGGGTTGTGAGGAAATAGATTTTTATGATTTAATAAGAAGATATGCGGAAATAACACCGGATGATGCTAAGTCTATCACTGATTATTTAGATGGTAAAAAGGACCCCGATAGAATTCAAGAATATAAAAGCGTTACAACAGGAGATGTTCCAAAAAAAGAACCACCAGTTTTAAAAGATAATAGTAAAAAAGAAAAACTTACTGTAAGTTTAAACTTTGCAAATGATAAACCTAAGGTAGTTGGTTCTGACCAATTTAAAGGTGCAAAATATACGACTGAATATAACACATCAATTGGTTACAGTGGATGGTTGAATGATACTACTAACAGCTTAGATATTGTGTTAAATGATATATTATCAGGAACCACGACTTATAATACCGCAAATGCAATACATGATAAAAAAATTCTATTTGGAAAGGACATTCCTACAGGAGAGACCTCAACATATAAAACACAAGTATCTAATGATTTAAATACAGAAATTCTTGAAGCTCAATCTAGTTTTACAACATATGAAACACAAACTACAACTTTAAAAACCGACATTGAAGCTGGTTTGGTAAAAGATTTGTCTGTTCAGATAGGTTCTTCTTGCTCTGCGTTGGCGGATAATAATTATAACTTTAGATTATCTATCAGAAGAACATATAGTATTATTTTAGATTTTTTAGATAGAATAAAAAAAGATGTCGATGCTAAAAGTGTTTTAGATTCTAAATGGCCGTCATCCTTTAGTGGAAATGCAACCCAACAAACAAATTTTGATTTACAAATAACATTAAAAGAATTGGGTTACGCTGAGTCCGATGGTAAAATAAATTTTAGGACAATCAGTTCTGGTGAATTAGCTTCAAATAAAAAAAGAGACTGCTCAACGAATGAATTTAAATATGGTGTCGGTGGGTCATCGGATATTTCTCTAAAAGTTGTTGCACCTGTTGCATTTGGTTGTAGACAATCTACTGTGATTTTTGAATACACAAAAACCGAGAAACCGGAACCAACACAATCAACACCTGAACCGGACCCAACAATAAAAACAAGATTGGAACCAAAAGACGGACCAACAACACCTCCTTCATCTAATAAACCACCAATTGACTTGATGAAGAGGATTATCATGAAAACACTTAGTGAGTGTTATTATTTTCAAAAATTAGAAGAAAGTGATCCTGTGGTGTTTAAAACATTAAAAGAAAAATTAAAATATTTTCATCCCGCTTTCCACTCAACAACACCAGAGGGTCTTAATTCAAGATTAACATTCTTATTACAATGTATTAGACCAGGTGACACTATACCTATTAAGGGATTGAGTGATGTTTCTGATTTAAATGCGAGAAATACTTCATTTGGACCACCACCAATTTGTATATTAAGGGTAGGTGATTTTTATCATTCTAAAGTTATAATTAGAGATGTTAACATAACATTCGAAGAAAATGTATGGGATTTAAACCCTGAAGGAATTGGTGTACAACCAATGATTGCAAACGTATCTCTACAGGTTAACTTTATTGGTGGTCAAGGATTATCAAAACCTGTAGAAAGATTACAAAACGCATTATCCTCTAACTTTTACGCAAATACAGAAATGTATGATGAAAGGTCAATTAATACCGCCGAAACTATTGATGGTGAAAACAGAGAGGATTTTACAAAAGAATTCTTAGAAAAACTGAGAGACAAATTCTCAAAAATTGAAGACATAGCAAATGATAATAAAGGTGATAATTTTGAGGAGGGTTACATTGGTAAAATAGATTCAACTAAATTAAAATTAGTTTATACCGAATTAGTGGATAACGTTTATAAAGCAACCGAAACTTACTTTGAAAAATATGTATCACTATATAATGAAATAGTAAAAGAATATGGTCCATCTATATCTTCTTTCATTTTACATCCGAATTATAGAGACATAAAACAGTATGATGTATATAATACAACATCATCAAGTGCGGGACTTAACATAGATTTGTTTGGAGAATATCCAAAAAATAGACAATTATCTTATTATGTGACTGAGTTAAAAAAATCCATGTTGAAGACATTGTCAACAACTGATATATGTCAAATGATGGGTCTTGATAATGTTTTACCGACACCAAAACAAAATAAAGCAAACGAATTATTACAACCATATTTCAAGAATATAATTGAAACTAAGATTAATTCAATTACGGATAAGTGTCAAATTTTAATTAATGGCGACGATGGTTTTATTAAACAAAGAAATGAAGTGATTGAGTCGTTAGATAAAGTGAACTTCATAGTAAAATATGGGTATGATGCTAAAATTTCAGGAACCACAACCGTAACTAAATGTGAATTATCTGGTTTTACATACAATTTAATTTATGATGAATATGATAATTGTATTGAACATTTTACAAATAACACAAATAAATTATACGAGGATTTAGACACCACAATAAACTTCAATAATCCAACAATTACTACGAGTACACTTTCTGAATTATTATCCGTATTATTAAAAGAAACAGATAAGGAAAGTTTTAAAAATGTTTTTTTGAAAGATACTTTAATTTTTGATACTAATACAATGAATAAAATAGAAAGAAAATACGATTCTTTTATATCAGATTCAATTAAAGACAAAAAATTCAAGTTAAAAAAATTAAAGAAAAGAAAAAATAATAAAGAAATATCATTTACAAAATCTACCGAGTCAGAAGTAACAGATGATGCGGTTAAAAGTGAAGTAAAAAAATTAAAAGATAAAAATAAAACCCAACCGATAAATAATAAATTAAACCATTTTAACTCATGAGTAGAAGTTATTTTGATAGGTATCAGTTTTTTGTAGATGATGGTAAATTCAGAATTGTGCCGGGTATTGAAATACCCATAAAAGGTACAGACAAATATCATCAGTACAAAAGAGGTAAAGATAGATTAGATAAGTTGTCACAAGAGTTTTATAATACACCAATTTTTGGTTGGTTGATAATGTTAGCTAATCCAACAGCGGGTACTAATGAATTTGAAATAGGTGATAACTATATTTTAAGAATACCATTTCCTTTGAACACTACTTTACAAGATTACAAAAGAGGAGTAGAGTTGTATAATTTATATTATGGCGAACAATGATTTATCGAATAGTGAAAACATTTTAATTAAGACCGATGAAAATAATTTAATATACGTCGATCCTAATAGTGTATTGGTTGATGGTCAAGTTCAACCAAGGAACGTGTCTCAAGAAAAGATGGTTATGTATGTTAATCTTGAGGCAGATATAATTCCGAGAACAACTTTAGCTTCTGATGGTGACAAAAATTCACTCAGAAGTATTGCAAGTGGAACACTAAATTTTTTATCCTCACAAGTTGGTGATGCAACTGACCCATCAAACAGAGCATTCACATCAAATTGGTCAGACGCGTTTTTAGAAACTAACCAAAGAAAAGATGAAAAAGGGAATCCTGTTGGAGACCCCTTTAGAAGTGACGGATCGGGACAGTCGTTTGGTATCGAAAGTATCTCTATACAAATAAAAGGTGCTAATTTTATTCCTCAAGTTGCAATAAATTTTATAGATGTAAGAGGTAAAACATTATTTGATTCACCTGAAAATTCTCCATACAAAGCGTTTTTTCATATACCATGGCCGATATTTTATTTATCAATTAAAGGATATTATGGTAAAGCAATAAGATACAGACTTCATTTAGTTTCATTTAGTTCAAGATTTAATTCTGGTTCAGGTAATTTTGAAGTAACAACTAAATTTGTTGGATCTACTTATGCTTTCATGAATGATATTCCATTGAAGGCTATTTTAAATGCACCTTATATGTTCATAAGAACGGTGGAAGGATCACAAAAATTTAACGAAAAAACAGGTTTATACGAAAAGAAGGCACTAAAATCTTCCAAAGGGTATCAAATATTGAAATCTGTTTATTCAGAAATGAAACAAAAGAAACTAATACCACAAGATTTTCCTGTTAAAACACTTAGAGAACTTTGTATGTTAGCTTCTACATTAGATAAAAAATTAGAACAACAAATTTTCGACCAAGTCGTTGACCCAGAGGTTTTAGATGGAGTAAGAGCATATAGAGAAGTTTTAAAAAACTTTGAAATCGCAGTTAATGGTTGGAAAAATAAACATTTGGATTTAACAATATACACAGATCAAACAATTGATTCAGAATTAATAAGAGGATATGCCTTAAAAGAAAAAGATAAACTTGATTTAAAAAATGTTACCGGTGCAACCGAAAACGGAACATTAGAGGGTATTATTAAAAGTTATTCAGAACAATTAAAAAAACATCAAAAAACATTTAACGATAATATAAAGAAAAATGAAAAAGGTGAAACTGTTGGTATCGTTATTAATACAAGATTATTATCAAACACTTTACCACCAATAACAACCTATTATAATAAAATTAAAGATGACCCATCAAAATACTATGTATATTTTGACAAATTAATGTCAGATATACACTCAATCAAAAAAGTATTTTTTGAACAAAATACTAAAATTGAAAAAGAGATTGAAAAACAGATGAATAATATCATAAAAAATCCAAGTAAAGGATTTGGGTTTGAACCAACTGTTAGGAATTTATTTGCTGTCGTATTAGCAAACGCAGAGGTTTATGTAAGAATGATGAAAGATGTTCATTTTGATGCTTTTAATGTATCAGAAGACAGAAAAGACCTTATTGGTAAATTTTCAGATGAGTCGGTTGGTGAAGCGATTTATCCGTGGCCGGAAATTAAAAAAACAACACCTGGTGATAAACAGAGAGTAATTGCATATCCTGGTGAGCCGGAATTACAAGATAAATTACAATCATATAACGGATTGTTATGGCCCGAAGTTTCTTTTATTGAAGAATTTATTGGTGTATCAACAAATGTTAAAGACCCATTAGTTGAAAGAGAGGGAGGTGTAAATGATTTTCAATATGTCTTTGAAAGTAATCAGGAAGAATCAAGAATTAACGATATAAGTCAACTCTTTAGAATACAAGACACATTACCATATGGTAATAGAACTCCCGTTTCTTTTTTATATGAGATATATGAAAGAGCAAAACAGATTACACTTGTTGATTCTTTTGATGCAAGTGTTTTACTTGAATTGGCTAACATTGAATTTAAAACCATTCAACAAGTTGCGGGTGAAGAACTTGATATTTTAGATATATTAAAAACACATATCAATTCAAAAGATAAACTTTTGGAATACATGGAAAAACTTTCTCCATATGAAAGATATGAAAATTATAAAGAATCGGTACCGACAACAAACTACTTAAAAGAGACAATTGCAAAATCATTTAGAATTGAGCAATATAGGGGTTTAGATGTAAGTAAAAGTGTTGATTTAACTCCATATGAGAAATTAGATAAATATTTAATCAATTACACTCCAGAAGAATATAGAAAAAATATATTCCCATTTAATTCGACCAAATATTTGTCCTATATCAATAAAAGTAGTTTTAATGATGACGAATTTAAATTTAAAGGTGTTTTTAAACTAAGTACAGATACAGATGATTTTATAACAACACCATTTAACATTTATAATTGGGTAAAACCATTGTATAGACCTCTTGATGAAGTATTCAATTTGTTTACACAAGAATTTACAATTGGTGATAACTTTACTCACATATTGAATACACCATATTTTCATAAACAATTATATAGTGATTTTAACAAAACAACATCTTTCGGAAAATATGCTGGATCTGCTTACTTGTTATTAAATACGTTACCTTATTTTGATTTAAGAGATGAGATTGGATTTGTTAGGGCAGAGGGTAAAACTATAAATGAATCAACAGTAAACTTACTTTCACCAAAAAGATTATCATCAATTTTTAGAGAAATCGGTGCGACACATTATATCCCATATCATCTGATTGTTAAGTGGGGATCAATATATCACAGATATAAAAAGAAAAAATTAGAAGGTATTGATATTTTAAATGGATTTATAACATCTAATACAAATACTACAACCACAAACATAAACGGACAACAATTCTTTGATATACCATCTATTAGTTCAAGTTTAAATATATACCAATTATCGGGTCAAACAGTTTCACATGCTTTAGGTAAAGATGTTGGTATACATCCATACTATGATGCGATATATCACCAAATAATTAATGGTTACAATCATTTTGTAGTATCCTCAGGTAAGACATCATTTGAAACCAACGTATCAAATAATGTAATAAATTTAAAATATAGACAAAGAGAAAATGGTTTAAATTATTGGACACAATATGTAGACAATTCAAAATTTACACCAAATGATTTAACATATACAATATTACCATGTGATGGATTTAATCCTGCAATAAATTTAAAATCTAAAGTAAATGGTATTGAACCATCTGATTTTGATTTTAGTACATCCGAACAATTCAATTTTAGATTAGTTTGGAAAACCGAATATGTTGAGGAAACTTATAGTGGTAAAACATTTACATCACCATCAGAATATAACATAAAGGCCGGAGGAGATATATTACAATTATCCAACGACCAAGAAAAGATATATGATTTAATTGCAACTTTTAGTCCACAAATACTTGACGAATTTGAGGATATCTTTTTACAATTTAGTTCTGAACTTGTTGAAGTTGAAAACCCCATCAAGAAATTTGAGAATGTGGTATTTGATAATTTTCAACAATTATTAAAAGAAATAGTAACTGTAAAAAAAGAATCAAGTGATGGAAGTATAGAAGAGACTATTATAAAAATTGGAAACAAACAAAGTAAAAAATTAGCGGAAATATCGGAATTAATATGTAGTGAGAGAAACATGTTAAAAGTTACATTTGGAAACCCTAAAGAACTTGATTCATATGTATTAGACAATTACGTAAATAACACATTACCTTTTGGTGAATATAACTTTGCATCTCAAAGCGGAAACACCAAATATCTTGAATTATATGTGGGTGAGAATCCTGATACAGGAGTTACCTATTTGGAATTTTTCAGTATATCAGACATTGCATTAAATGAAGAAAATATTTTATTATTCAGACCTTTAGTATTAATATATGGTGGTTATATAAAAAATGGTGGAACCAATAATAGAACCGACTTTTCAAACTATTTGAAAAATAACATTTTGGACAAAGCCAGTACTACGTTAATACCTGGTGGTGCTAATAATAGACTTAATCTATTTCTATTACAATTAATAAGTAAATTTTCTGGTTTAAAAATAGAAAAAAATAATGCAAGTATAGATTTTGTGGATGGGTATAATAACAGACAAATTAAGGTAGAACTTTATAATACTTTTAAATCATTTAATGATAAATGGGTTGCGGGTAATTCATTGGGACAAAGACTATTATTTGAAGAGTTTTTATTTTTAGATAGAGCAAATAGGGACATCGGTAGTAAGGCATATTTGAACATAAGCAAATTTGTTGGATTAACAAATGAAAAAAATAATAAAGCAAACCTCTACTCAACAATTTCCATGTTATTAAAAGATAGTGGATTTGACATGAGGGCGTTACCCGCATATGTAAACTTTTATGGAACAAATATATCAAATAGATCAAAAATCACACCATCTAAAAAGGTTGCAGAAAATTTATTTGGAACATTTTTAGATGTCGATTATGAAGAATCGTCACCTAAAATAATTGTTCAGTTTGTTGGACCATCATCTAAACACTATGCGGACGGAGACAAAAATTTCAATAAATTTAACGATGATAGTTTTGATATTTCAAACAGAAATAAAAATCCGTTAATCATAACTCTACCCGAATTGTATGATATTGACCAATTAAATAAATCCAATAAAGTAGTTGCTTTTGAGGTTAGTTTTGGTGACCAATATCAAAATATTTTTAAAGGAGTTACACTTGACCAAACCACACTTAGAAATACATCAGAATCTTTTGTTGTGTTAGAAAACTTAGCGAGGTCAGAATCGGGTGCAGGTACATACAATGTGGATGTAAGTCTTTTTGATTATTATAAACAAGCATCATATTCATGTGATGTAACTTGTATGGGTAATGTTATGATACAACCAACAATGTATTTTTACCTTAAAAACATTCCTATGTTTAGAGGTACATACTGGATTACTGAAGTTAGTCATAACATAAGAAATAATAATATTGAAACCAGTTTTAAAGGAACAAGAATACCGGTTGCGGCTTTACCCGATCCAGAAGATTCATTCGTATCAAGTTATAAGTCACTTTTAGACAAAATAACAAATGCAGCACGAGCAATTGTTAAGAGAGAAGAAGCCGCAAATACAACAGGTACAACCGAACAAGTAATTAGAACACCTGAGGGTAATTTTATAACTGATTTAGGTAAAACAACAATTAATGGAGAGGAACTAGTTCAAAGTGCTGGTATCAGTGAATTCGGTATTCCATATAATGGTTATGGTAATGAGAAGTTTATTCAGAAAGTAAAATATAAAAATACTGGTGAATGGTTTAGATCTGTAGTTGTTAGAATGGGTATGGAATCAAAAATTTACACAATACCGGACACAACACATATGTCTTTGTTAACCAGATTAAAAAATACTGCTAATGTTAATTCTGATGGTGAAACGGGATTGAAATGGTCAGAACTAAACGTATTGTCAAATTCACATAATTTTTATTCAACAAAGTTTCAGTTTACAAATAGTATAACTGCGGATAAAATCATAACCGGTACCACCGAATTCCTTAACCCCAATAACAGTAAAACGTTTCAAGTTAGCCCAATTTATGACATAGATAGGAGGGTTGAAACACTAAACGTTTCGGGACCTGTTAATATTGGGCCGTTTATTGATGGTTATGGTATTGCACTATCAAACAAATTAATGGAGAATTTACGTATCACAGAGGGAGATGTTCTATATTTTAGAATAAAATAAGAAACATTAATAATATACGGGATATTTATATTTATAATAAAAATATTATGGATAATAATAATAAATTGAAAAACACAGTAGACCAATTCTTAAATCCGAAACAAGTTAGAAACATTTCTAATGATGGTATGGAAAGAGAGGAATGTGATTTACAAACAGGGGAATGTTACGTTATCAGGTCTAAGGACGGGATTGTAGAAAGAATTAATAAAAAATATATTACCGAAGACGGTAGACAACTTTTACAAGATTAAAGCCATGAGTTTAGAAAAAAAATTACACGAAGAATTGATGAGATTTAACGCCATCAATAAATATGGAAAGAAAATGATTATGGAACAAGATGTTCCACCTGCACCAGTTGAACCACCAACCGCAGATGCACCACCACCCGCACCTGTTGATCCAGCTGCACCCGCAGATCCAGCGGCCGCACCAATGACGGACGCGGCACCCGCTGAAATGGATAGTACAGAAGAAATTGATATCACCGATTTAGTTAATATGACTAAGAGTATCAAAAAGGATATGGATGACAATAAGTCTGAATATGATGGTGTTGTTAACAAAATGGATGACGTTTTCACAAAACTATCTGATTTAGAAAGTAAACTGGTACAAATGGATCAAGTTATGTCTAAAATAGATGATCTTGGTTCTAAGGTTGAACAAATGAAGGAACCATCTGCTCAAGAAAGATTAGAAATGAGGTCATTAGACTCCTATCCGTTTAATCAAAATCCACAACAATTCTTTGCACAAAAACAAGGGGAAATGAGACAAAGTGGTAAGAACGAATATGTTTTAACAAAACAAGATGTTGACGATTATTCAAAAGACACAATAAGACAATCATTTAACCCTGAGCAACAAGAAGATGAATTTAAGTTCTAATGTTAATTTCTTTTTAGGACTACAAACCCAAATGAAAATTAATCACTGGCAAACTAAAGGGTTTGCTAGACATAAAGCATTTGGAGAATTTTACGACGTTATGGATGGATTAATCGATACGTTTGTTGAAAGTGCGATGGGTAAATACGGAAGATTTATACTTGATGAGGAAACCAAAACAATTCAAATGAATAATCTTTCTGAAATGGATATGAAAGGTTTAATTAACACCGTTAGAGAAGCTTTAGTACAAATTGAATTAGATGAAAAAGACACGGATTTATTGAATATAAGAGATGAAATGATTGGAGAAGTCAATAAATTATCGTATCTTTTAACATTGGAATAACCCCTCAAAAATAATTTTAAAAAAAGATTAACCCGGATTTTGTAATTCGGGTTTTTTTATTTATCTTTTTAAGACAATGATATTATTAATTTAAATTTTAACTATTATGTCAACATTTGATGCAGTACTAGCACAGTACGAAAAAAGTAAACAAGCCACAAGTGGCAATGCAAACAAAGTCTCACAAGAAGACAGAATGAAAAAGTACTTCACTACAGTCCTTCCTAAAGGTTCTCGTGGAGAAGAAAGAAGAATCAGAATCCTCCCTACTAAAGACGGTGGTTCACCTTTTGTTGAGGTGTACTTTCACGAAGTTCAGGTAGATGGAAAATGGTTGAAACTTTATGACCCAAAGCAAGAGGGTAAAAGATCACCATTGAACGAGGTTTATCAAGGACTTATGGAAACAGGTGTAGAATCGGACAGAGAATTGGCTAGACAATACCGTTCTCGTAAATTCTACATTGTTAAAGTAATCGACAGAGACCACGAAGAAGATGGTGTTAAGTTTTGGAGATTCAAACACAACGCAAAAGGTGATGGTGTTTTGGATAAAATCTTCCCAATTTTTAAAAACAAAGGAGACATTACCGACATTAATAAAGGTCGTGATTTGATTCTTTCTTTGGGATTAACTAAAGCGGGTACAGGTAAAGAGTACACTTCAATTAATTCTGTAATTCCGGAAGACCCAAATCCATTACATGATAATTCAGATAAATCAAATGAATGGATTAATGATCAATTAGTTTGGTCAGATGTTTATTCTAAAAAGGGTGAAGATTATTTAGAATTGGTTGCTAACGGAGAAACTCCAAAATGGAGTACAGAAAGTAACAAGTGGATTTCTGCATCTCAATTGGATTCCTCATCAGAAGAAACAATTGCAGCACCAAAAAAATCAACACCAATGGTTGACCCACAAGAGGGTGAAGATGTTGATGGAGATCTACCATTTTAATTGGTAAAACAATAGGGGTTCGGCGATAACGTCAAAGGCCCCATTTTTAAATTTATTTATTATGGCAATCAAAAAAAACGATTTTAGTTCAATAAAGAAAAAGTTCTCTAAAGAGGCTGAATACAAGGCTGATAGGTTCTTTGATTTGGGTGACGCATTTTTAGATGCAACAGGTATTCCTGGTCCGGCTATTGGACATTTAAATATGTTCTTAGGTCATAGTGATACGGGTAAAACCACTGCACTTTTAAAGGCTGCGGTGGATGCTCAAAAGAAAGGAATATTACCTGTGTTCATCATTACTGAACAAAAATGGAGTTGGGACCACGCCGAGTTGATGGATTTCAATAAAGAAGATGATTTCTATCTTTTTAATAGTGATTTCGAGTATATCGAACAAATCACAGATTTTATTAATGAAGTGTTGGATGCACAAGAAAAGGGTGAAATTCCACACGATATTCTCTTCTTATGGGATTCTGTAGGTTCAGTACCATGTAAGATGACTTATGATGGTAAAGGTGGGAAACAACACAATGCATCTGTTTTAGCGGATAAAATTGGTATGGGTTTGAACCAAAGAATTTCAGGTTCTCGTCGTTCAGACAAACAATACACAAATACCTTAATTATTGTAAACCAACCTTGGGTAGAACTTCCTGATAATCCATTCGGTCAACCAAAAATCAAAGCAAAAGGTGGAGAAGCAATTTGGTTAAATTCAACTTTGGTATTTTTATTTGGTAATCAAAAAGGTGCAGGTACAACTAAAATCTCTATTACAAAAGACAAGAGAAAAGTTAAGATTGCAACAAGAACAAAAATTTCTATTATGAAAAACCATGTAAATGGTTTAGGTTATGAAGATGGTAGAATTCTTGTGACAGCACATGACTTTATGAAAGGTAGAGATGATGTTGAAGAAAAGAAAAGTATTGAACTTTACAAATCAAATCACGGAGATTATATTAGTAAAATGTTAGGCGTTAACGTTACAGACGCGGAAGATATTGAAGTTGTAACTGAGGATGAATAATTATTAATAAACATTAATGTCCGTTTTATTAGTTGATGGTGACAATTTACTCACGATTGGTTTCTATGGTCTTAAAAATCACTTCTATAAGGGAAAACATATTGGAGGAATCTATCATTTTATCAATACTCTTAGAAGATCGTTTGAGACATATCATTTAGATAAAATTGTCGTCTTTTGGGATGGGGAAAATGGTTCACACCAAAGACGACAAATCTATCATCTCTACAAAGAAAATCGAAGAAATAGAATTCGTTCAGAAGAAGAACTTGATAACTACAATTATCAGAGAAATAGAATAAAACAATACTTAGAAGAACTTTATGTAAGACAAGGTGAATTTGAGTATTGTGAGACTGATGATTGTGTGGCATATTATGTTCAAAACTCACCTACCGAGACAAAAATCATTTATTCATCTGATGGTGATTTAACTCAATTAGTTTCTGAAAAAACATCTATCTACAATCCATCTCACGGAAAGTTATACAAAACTGATGACATTATAACTTATAGTCATGAAGATATTCATATCAGTAATGTCAAATTGGTTAAGATGTTATGTGGGGACCCGTCTGATAACATATCGGGTATAAAAAGTATGGGGTTAAAAAGATTATTAACCTTATATCCTGAGATAAAAAACAGAGCAGTTAGTTTGGAAGAGATATTGGAGAGAACCAACTTATTACTTGAAGAAGATAAAAATAATTGGTTATATAAAAATATTCTTACAGGAGTAACAAAACACGGGGTATTTGGTGAGGAATTTTTTCACATAAATAAAAAGATAGTAAGTTTAGAAGACCCCCTTTTGACTGATGATGCCAGAGATACAATAGATTCATTAATAAATGATGTCTTAGACCCTGAAGGTAGATCATATAAAAACATGATGAAAATGATGACAGAAGACGGAATTTTTAATTTATTACCTAAATCAGATGATAGATGGACAAATTTCTTAAACCCATTCCTAAGATTAACAAGAAAAGAAAAAAATAAAAAATTAATTAAAATTAAAAACTATGACTAATCAACAAGAAATCACAAAATTTGAATTTTTGTTAACATTGGATGGTAACATTGTATGCCAAAGATTTTTTAATGTAAAAAATCATAATCCTCAAGCAAGGAGGTCTATGGATCTTCATTATTATGTAAAAGAAATTTCAGAAGAAATTAGTGAGGATTTGAAAATAAAAACTTCTGATTATCTATGTGAAAATCAAAATTATTTCCTCAATTTGGAGAGTGTGGAAGATGATGAAGAGAATAAAAAAGAGGAATTTTTAATTGAAATTAAGTTGAATGAGGATGTATTTATTTCAAGAATATTCCCCGCATATTACTACCATCCAAAAGTTAGATACACGGTAGATATTCGTCCGAAACTTAAGAAGATTTTGTCAGATTTGACTGACATATTGTCTTCGAAAAACTTAGAAACAAAATATTTGAATTACCAACTTTAAAAAAAATTATAAACATGTCTGAAGAGAAAAATTTTGGGTACTTAGGTCACACATTTCAACAACAACTGATAAAAGCAATTATAGAAGATAAAAAGTTTGGAGATGTTATCGTTGAGGTTTTAGAGAGTAAATACTTTGATAACAACTCCTTTAAGTTTATTATGGAGAACATTAAAGAACTTCATAAACTTTATAACAAAGTTCCAAACTACGAGACTGTAGCCCAAAAAATAATGTCTGAAGGTGGTAATAAGGACTCTAATAGACCACACATTGATACATTAGAGGCAATTAAAAATTTGGAGAAAAATGATGAATTTGTAAAAGACAAATCATTAAATTTTTGTAGACAACAAAACTTGAAAAAGGAGTTAAAAACCATTCAATCAATTATTGATAATGGTGAATTCGAGTCATACAATAAAATTGAAGAGAAAATCCAAAAGGCACTGCAAGTTGGTGTAATAAACGATAGTGTTGTCGATGTATTTCACAATATTGACGATGCATTAGAAAAGGACTATAGACTTCCAATTAGAACGGGTATTGTTGGTTTAGACAATGTTCTTAAGGGTGGACTCGGTAGAGGTGAGTTAGGTGTTGTTTTAGCACCAACTGGTACAGGAAAAACAACCTTATTAACCAAATTCTGCAATACCGCATATAATGATGGATTCAACGTACTTCAAATATTTTTTGAGGATAACGAGGGTCAAATTAAAAGGAAACATTATACTATTTGGTCAGGAGTTGCACCAGACGAACAACCAGAATTTAAAGATGAAGTTTTGAAATTGGTTAGAGAACAACAAGAAAGATCACATGGTTCTTTGAAATTATCTAAGCTTCCAAGTGATAACGTAACTATTTCTGAAATAAAATCTAAAATTAGAAAAATGATTTCAGAGGGTTTTAAACCCGATTTAGTGGTAATTGATTACGTTGATTGTATTTCACCTGAAAGAAGTGTAAATGGTGAAGAATGGAAAGGAGAAGGGTCAATTATGAGAAGTTTGGAAGCTATGACATCTGAATTTGATATTGCGATATGGACTGCAACTCAAGGTAATCGTGAATCAATTTCTTCTGAAGTTGTAACTGGTGACCAAATGGGCGGTTCAATTAAGAAGGCACAAATTGCTCACATTATCTTATCGATTGGTAAAACACTTGAACAAAAAGAAAATAACTTGGCAACATTAACATTATTGAAGTCTCGTATTGGTAAAGATGGTATTATTTGGCAAAACTGTAAGTTTGATAATCAATTCTTGGTTATTGATACCGAATCTCAAAATACTCTTTTAGGACATGAACATCAACAAGAAGAGAAGAGAGCAAACCGTGCGGCTGAAGTATTTAAGAAATCACAAGAAAGAAAATTAAGAACACAAAATTAAATAATGATATGAGTAGATTATTCACAGAAAGAATACCATTTAAACCATTTGAGTATCCTGAATATTACAACGAAGGGTGGTTAAAACAAATGCAGGCGTTTTGGTTACACACTGAAATACCTATGCAAGGTGATGTTAAAGATTGGAATGAGAATTTAAGTGATTCCGAAAAACATTTAGTTGGTAATATTTTATTAGGATTTGCACAAACAGAATGTGCGGTTTCAGATTATTGGACGGGTATGGTTACAAAGTGGTTTCCTAAACACGAGATTAAACAAATGGCGATGTCATTTGGGTCTCAAGAAACAATCCACTCAGTTGCATATTCATATTTGAATGAAACTTTAGGTTTAGAAGATTTCGAAGGATTCTTACATGATGAAACAATGAAAGAAAGATTTGAATTACTTACAAACACAACCGCAGATTGGACACCTGAAGATTTATCTAAGAACCATAAAGCGAGGGTTGAAGTTGGTAGAAGTTTAGCGATATTCTCCGCATTTGCAGAAGGTGTTGCATTATATTCATCATTTGCTGTTCTTTATAGCTTTCAAATGAGAAACCTATTGAAAGGTATTGGACAACAAATGAAATGGAGTGTTAGAGACGAGTCTTTGCATTCTAAAATGGGATGTCAATTATTCAGACACATGTGTTTAGAATATCCTGAATTATTGGATGAGGCAAGAGAAGATATTTACGGTGCCGCTAAGTTAATTCAAGAATTGGAATATAAATTTATTGATAAGATTTTTGAAATGGGGGACCTTGAAAATCTTAAAGCAAGTGATTTGAAAGAATTTATAACTAAAAGAATTAATGAAAAATTAGTTGAACTTGGTTATGAACCAGTATTCAAATTTAATGAGAAAAGGGCATCAGAATTAGATTGGTTTTATCATCTTACGGGTGGGGTTACTCACACAGACTTCTTTGCAATCAGACCTACTGATTATAGTAAATCGGGTGAAGGTGAAAATTGGGATGATATTTTTTAATTAACAAAAATTTTATTGAAATATGAAGAACTACGGAGAAGAACTCGGTTGGGAGCTCGATGTCGACTTCCCAAGTTGGGGAAATACAGAGATTTACGTAAAGACAATATCTAAAGGTTATCTCCTACCAGGAGAAAAACCAAAAGATGCTTATTGGAGAGTTGCAACAACTGTTGCCAAAAGATTAGGAAAACCAAATTTGGCGACTAAATTTTTCGACTACATTTGGAAAGGTTGGCTATGTTTAGCGACACCGGTATTATCAAATACAGGAAGTGATAGAGGATTACCGATATCTTGTTTTGGTATTGATGTTGGAGATTCAATTTATGAAATTGGAAATAAGAATTTAGAGTTAATGTTATTAGCAAAACATGGTGGGGGTGTTGGTGTTGGTATTAATATGATTAGACCTGCCGGTGCTAAGATTACAAACAATGGAACATCAGATGGTGTAATTCCATTTATTAAAATTTACGACTCGACCATTCTTGCAACTAATCAAGGTTCAGTAAGAAGAGGTGCGGCATCGGTAAATATTAAAATTGATCATAAAGATTTTGAAGACTTTTTAGAAATTAGAGAACCAAAAGGTGATGTTAATAGACAATCATTAAACCTACACCAATGTGTGGTTGTTAGTGATAAGTTTATGAAGAAGTTAGAAGAGGGTGATTCTGAAGCTCGTAGAAAATGGGGTAAATTACTTCAAAAAAGAAAGGCAACAGGAGAACCTTATATTATGTACAAAGGAAATGTAAATAAACAAAATCCCGAGATGTATAAGAAGAATGGTTTAAAGGTTCATATGACTAATATCTGTTCTGAAATTGTTTTACACACAGACGAATCACATTCATTTGTGTGTTGTTTATCTTCTTTGAATTTAGCAAAGTATGATGAATGGAAAGACACTGACTTAATCTATACTTCCACAATCTTTTTAGATGGTGTATTGGAAGAATTCTTACAAAAGGCAAAGAACATGAGAGGATTTGAAAACTCTGTTCGTTCAGCGGAAAGAGGTAGAGCGTTAGGATTGGGTGTATTAGGATGGCACACTTATTTACAACAAAAAGGTGTACCGTTTGAAGGTTTAACTGCACAATTTGAAACACGTAAAATCTTCTCACAAATCAAGATTGAATCAGAGAGAGCGAGTAGATGGTTATCTTCAGAATATAGTGAACCATTATGGTGTAAGGAAAGTGGTATGAGAAATACACACTTAAGAGCCGTGGCCCCAACTGTATCAAACTCTAAATTGAGTGGTAATGTTAGTTCAGGTATTGAACCATGGGCAGCAAATGTATTCACCGAACAAACATCTAAAGGAACGTTCATTCGTAAAAATCCTGAATTAGAAAAAGTACTTCGTAAAATTGGTAAGAATACAAAAGAGGTATGGGACCAAATTTTAGCAGATGGAGGTTCAGTACAAGGTTTAGAATTTTTAGATGAGTGGTGTTTTGTGGATGGTAAAGTTGTGGAATGTACGGAAGTTAAAGAAGAAGACCAATATAAAATGTCATCAGTAAAAGAAGTGTTTAAAACATTTAAGGAAATTAATCAATTGGATTTGGTTAGACAGGCTGGTGTTAGACAACAATACATCGACCAAGCGGTTTCATTGAATTTGGCATTTCCAGCAACCGCAGACCCTAAATGGATTAACCAAGTTCACTTAGAAGCATGGAAACAAGGTGTTAAAACATTATATTATATGAGAACAGAATCAGTATTAAGAGGTGATATTGCCGCTCAAGCAATGAATCCCGATTGTGTTAGCTGTGAAGCATAAAAAGAATGGGTGACTCCCTCAAAGTACTACTGTCGT